AACGCCTTGCAGGGCGGCGCGGAAATCCCCGGCGTGAAGCTGGAGCAGGGCGAAAAACTGGCGATTAAGTGAGGTGCGCTATGAGTAACCTTGATATTTACAACGCGCTGGCAAACGTACCGCCAGAAGCTAAGCGCGAAATCCAAGCCGGGCGGCTCCGTGGCAAGACGGACATAAACCCCATGTGGCGCATCAAGGCTCTGACAGAGCAATTCGGGCCGTGTGGAGTTGGATGGAAATACGACATCACCCGCCAGTGGACGGAAACCGGGGCAAAAGACGAAATTGCAGCGTTTTGCAACATAAATCTATATGTAAAAGTCGATGGTGAGTGGAGCGACGCAATCCCCGGCACAGGCGGAAGCGCCTTTGTAGCCGCAGAAAAAAGCGGGCCTTATACCAGTGACGAATGCTATAAAATGGCCCTTACAGATGCGCTCAGTGTATCTTGCAAGGCTCTTGGAGTAGCGGCAAGCGTCTATTGGGACAAAGACCCGACAAAGTATACCGGCAAACCCGACCCGGCGCCACAACCTCCGCAGTACATCGACGAGGTAAAACAAACGGTAATCCTCAATGAGTTGCATCGCACTGGGTGGACAGTCAAAGCAATGCTGGAATATCTTGCAAAAAAATTCCCGAACGACCCGCCTGGCGCAATCGGCAAGATAACGGAAAAGCAATTTACGTTTATCATCAAAGCATTGGAGAAAAAGCCAGATGCAACTGCTGTTTGATGCCGCCCGGGTGCAAAGGGACACGGAGGGATTTTGGCTGGCTCTCCGTGTCAAATCCCCAGCGCAGGCCAGAGAGTTTACGGACAAAATGCGGGATAAACTGTACCGCGCCGATCTGGTAGAGCACCGCGAAAAGCGGTCGCTTGACGCCAACGCTTACCTGTGGGTACTCTGCCAAAAGATTGCCGAGGCGGTTAAAAACATCACTAAAGAGGATGTGTATCGTGACGCTGTAAAGCACGCCGGTCAATTTGACATGATGGTGTTCCGCAACGATACAGTATCAACATTTATCCATAGATGGTCAGGGCATGGGCTTGGCTGGTTTGCAGAGCCGATTGATGGCAGTATCGAGGGATATACGCAGGTGATCGCTTATTATGGCTCATCAGTATATGACACCTCGGAAATGGCGTTTTTGCTTGATTATATCATCAACATTGCCAAGGATTTAGGGCTGGAAACCCTGACACCGGACGAGATAGAGAGGATAAAAAGCCTATGGGCGACGGAGTAGAAGTTTGGAAAGATGTTCCTGAATATGAGGGATATTATCAGGTTAGCAATTTTGGAAGAATTAAAAGTTTGCAAAAGCGCAGGGGCGGTAGGTATGGCGTAATCACAATATATCGTGAGCATATCATGTCCCCGAGTGAAAACGGGAATGGATATAAAATGGTTTTTTTGTTTAAAAACGGAGAAAGAAAAAGGTTTTATGTCCATCGCCTTGTCGCCGAAAACTTCTTAAGTAAGTGCGACGGGCGGGATGTTATAAACCATAAAAACCACGATAGGGCTGATAACAAAGCTTCAAACTTAGAATGGTGCACACAAAAAGAAAATACTCGGTTTTCCGCTCATTTAATGAGAGGGCCGAGATTTACTCCTCCACAAACTAACACTGGAATTAAATATATCTCAAAAAGAAATGCAAATGGGCACATTTCCTTTAGGTTGGCTATGAAGTTTGCCAAAATTAATAAAAGTTTTAAGACGTTGGACGAGGCTGTGAAACATAGAAACGAGGTGATGCGGATATGGAGCGGGAATGTTGGTTGTGTGGGGCAAATGGAAGCACAGATTCATTAGACCGCCATCATTAGCATATTTTCGGTTCAAGCAACCGCAAAAAATCAGAGCGCGACGGTCTGTACGTTTACCTCTGCCATAACCAATGCCACATATTCGGGCGCTACGCCGCCCACCAGTGCGCGGAAACGATGCAAGCACTACATGAGTACGGCGAGCGCAAATGGCTGTCAGAGAGACCGGGAGCGACCGTTGAGGACTTTATCAGGGAGTACGGAAAAAATTACATTTAGGAGAATTTTTATGAACGGAAGATTTGAAAACACAAGCCCGTTTGAACCTTGGAACAACCCTATTGACGATACGCCTTTTAGCCCTTGGAATAACCCAATGTATCAAGATGACCCGTTTGCACCGTGGAATAGTCCGTTTGGCACACAGCCCGGTGACCGCGAACGTTATGGATATTAAGGAGGAAAACAAATGCTTAATGTTGTTGCACTCATGGGCCGCCTCTGCGGTGACCCAGAACTACGCATCACACCAAACGGTGTGTCAGTTACCACATTTACCCTTGCTGTTGATCGCTCTTATGTGAAATCAGGTGCTGATCGCCAGGCTGATTTCATCGATATCGTTGCATGGCGTTCCACGGCTGAGTTTGCCTGCAAATACTTCCGAAAAGGGCAGTTAATCGCGGTTCAGGGCTCGATTCAAACCCGCAGCTATCAGGACAAAGATGGAAACAAGCGCAAGGCTTTTGAAATCGTGGCGGATAACGTACATTTTGCAGAGCCGAAGCGCGATGGTGATTCCCATGGCGGAAACCGCGCGGCTGCGGCAAGTCAGCGCCCCGATGTAGGCGCAGACGATTTCGACGAGATACCGGCATCGGATGACCTACCGTTTTAGCGGGGTGATATTTTGAAAGATGCATATTATTTTTCCCATGACAGCAACGCAAAAGACGATCCAAAATGCGTGTTGCTTATTGAGCAGCTCGGCATGGAAGGATACGGAATCTTTTGGGTGCTGATTGAAACCCTGCGCGACCAGCCGGAATATAAATACCCTTTAGCGCTTATTCCGGCACTGGCTCGGCGTTATAACACCACAACGGAAAAAGTAAAAACTGTTGTTATGCAATATGGCTTTTTTGAGATAGAAAATGATGAGTTTTTTTATTCTGAAAGTTTAAACAGGCGAATGAAAAACTTATCAAAATTTAGAGAAAGCCAGCGGCAAAAGGCTTTGAAGCGATGGAGTAATGCCCCGGCATTACCACGGGAAAGCAACGGCAATGCCGACCCTATACCAGTAAAGGAAAGTAAAGTAAAGGAAAGTAAAGTAAATATACCCCCTATATCCCCCACAGGGGGAAGTGAGCGTTTTGAAAAGTTTTGGAGCGCTTACCCCCGAAAGGTAGGAAAAGGCGCTGCTGAAAAGGCTTTTAAAAAATATAAGCCTGATGATACCTTGCTAAGCGTTATGCTATCAGCTCTATCGGCTCAAAAAAGATCAGAGCAGTGGATCAAAGAAAACGGTAAATTTATCCCTTATCCGGCAACATGGCTTAATCAAAGGCGCTGGGAGGACGCACCAGAAGAAAGAGAAAGCGGGTGGAAAACCCTATGATTCAGGCAAGTTTTAAAGCAGAGCAGGCCGTGATTGGAGATATACTCCTGGAGCCTGATAAGGTAATGCCAATCGCCGTGTGCTCCTTATCCCCGGACGATTTTGCAACAGGTGAGTTTAAGACGCTCTACAAGGCTTGTACGGAGCTTTACGCGGGCAACAGGCCAATTGATGCGGTTACGGTAATTGATAAGGCAGGGGCCGAATATCAGGCCGTATTGGTGCTTGCTTGCCAGGAAACGCCGACGGTCAGCAATTTTGAAAATTATATCGCGATTGTAAAAGAATCGTCTCAGCGCCGGCGGGCGTGGAACAACGCTGCCAATCTATTGGATTTACTGGAAAACGGGGATATATCAGAATGCAGTGATTTAGTATCCAGCATATCTGAATGCTTGGCAAACAAAGATTTTTCGGACAGCTTTGACGCAAAGGCTGGATTTATGGATTTTTTGGAAACGCGCGACAAGCCGCGGACATATATCCCGACCGGACTATCCCGCCTGGATAAACTGGTGTACATTGACCGGGGAGATTACATTGTGTTTGGAGGCCGCCCTTCGTCTGGTAAGACAGCGTTTACTTTGCAAATGATGATGGCTATGGCTCGTGACAGAAAAGTCGTGTATTTTAGCTTGGAAACAAGCAAAAGCAAAGTGTTCGATCGGCTTATCTCGAATTATACTAGGACGGATTTTAGCGAGATCAAAAAAGGCGAGATCAAAAACTGGGAGCAAATCCTTTCGTACTATGATGCTTTTACAGCACTCAAATTTGAGGTTGTGGAGGCGGCAGGCTGGACGGTGGAGCAGATCAAGGCCAAGGCATTGCAGGCGAGGGCAGAGGTGATCTTTATCGACTACCTGTCGCTGATTACCGCAGCCGGAAAATCCAAGCTTGAGCAGGTCACAAATATCTCTATCGGGCTGCACACCATGGCGCAGCAGCACAAAATAGCCGTTGTGGCTCTGTCGCAACTTAACCGTGGCGGCAGCAAAGAGATGGATATGACCAGTTTGCGAGAGAGCGGGCAGATTGAGCAGGACGCAGATTGCATTTTGCTTTTGCAATCAACAGACCCAAAAGACCCGTGCGCTGACAGAGAGTTGATTATCGCCAAAAACAAAGAGGGCGAGGTTGGCAAGATGATTTTGAGGTTTGACGGCCAACATCAACGCTTTTCGGAGGTGGAAACCAGATATGACTAAGCTGGAGGCACTTAAAACAGCCGTGCGCGTTAGAGGGTGCGTGTACGATCTGTCACACGGTAAGCACTTGAGCCGCGCAGAAATCAAATCCGTAGACGAGGATATGACCGCTCTGCTTATCAAACTCCGCGATCTGCCTGACGACGAGGTGACACCATGACGTTTACTATCCCATACCCGCACACCAAGGCCGGAAAGAGCGCCTTTTGCAAGCGGTTTAGCCTCAATGCGATCTATGCTGGTAAGCACTGGGGCAAGCGAAAAGAGGACGCAGAGTATTTGCACAACACCGTGCGGTATGCGCTGGCAGAGCAGGGCATCAGACCAAAGCTTTACGATAGGCCGGTATCCATCACGTTTTACTGGGATGATCGGCTAGACATAGACAATCATGCTTACATTGCCAAGGGCATTACCGATGCGCTCAAAGGGTACTTAATCAACGACGATGACCGGCGCTTTGTCAAAGAGGTGCGTCACAAGTTTTATGACGGCGATTGCATCACGGTAGAGGTAAACCCGCTATGAGAGCGCAGACAGGCACTTGCTACCACTGCGGCAAAATGTATGTAGCTTGCGAGACCAGGCAATGCCCGGCCAAAGGGAAACCTGTCTGCCGGTACTGCTGTCTTAAATGCGGAAAGCATACGGAGCCGGGTATTGGGGTTGGGTGCGAGCTGATAAAAACTAAAAACAGGAGTAAATCCAATGACATATGATGATTTTTTGAGATCAAAAAGATTTGAGATCCCTCCCGCTGGCTTTGAGCCTTATCCAATCGCCGGCCCGCATTTTGAGTGGCAAAAAGACATTGACCGCTGGGCCGTGAGAAAAGGCAAGGCGGCGCTGTTTGAGGATTGCGGGCTTGGTAAAACGTTGCAACAGCTAGAGTTTGGGCGGCAGGTGCATGAGCACACAAACAAGCCGGTGCTAATTGTGGCCCCTCTGGCCGTTGCACAGCAAACAAAACGCGAGGGCGTAAAGTTTGGTTATCAAGTCAATGTTTGCCGATCACAAGCTGACGTAGCGCCCGGAATCAATATCACAAATTACGAAATGCTTTCTCATTTTGATGCAGGAGCTTTCGGTGGTGTGGTTTTGGACGAAAGCTCGATCTTAAAATCTTACGCTGGAAAGATCAAGCAACAGATTGTTGATATGTTTCAGGCCACGCCTTACAAGCTGGCTTGCACCGCTACACCGGCACCAAATGATTTTATGGAGCTTGGTAACCATGCAGAATTTTTAGGCATCATGAGCCGATCGGAAATGCTCTCAACGTTTTTTGTACATGACGGAGGGTCTACACAGAGCTGGAGGCTGAAAGGCCATGCGCAAGATGATTTTTGGAGATGGATAGCGTCGTGGGCCGTGGTGCTGTCAAACCCTGTTGATTTAGGATATGACGGGGGCGCATACAACCTGCCACCGCTTAACGTGATAGAGCATATCGTCAAGGCTGATGTAAAATGCGACGCTTACGGGCAGGAGATGCTTTTTGCACCGTCTGTGCAAACCCTGAACGACCGCCGCGCAGCCCGCAGAGAAAGCTTGACCGAACGTGTAAAAAGATGCGCGGAAATCGCAAACAGCACGGATAAGCAGGTGCTTGTTTGGTGCGATCTTAACGACGAGAGCCGGGAGTTGACTAAGGCAATTAAAGGCGCGGTAGAGGTTACCGGCAGCGACACGGACGATCACAAGGCTGACGCAATGATGGGGTTTTCAAGCGGTGATGTTCGGGTTTTGGTATCAAAGCCAAAAATCGCGGGCTGGGGCATGAACTGGCAAAACTGCGACACGGAGATATTTTGTGGGCTGTCAGATAGCTTTGAGGCTTATTATCAGGCGGTGCGCCGGTGCTGGAGATTCGGACAGAAAAACCCCGTTAACGTGCATATTGTAACGAGCGAAGCAGAGGGAGCCGTAAAGGCAAACATTGAGCGTAAACAAGCTGATGCGCTCCGCATGACCTCCGAAATGGTCAAATACACAAAAAACATTTTGAGGGCTGATGTTCGCGGGACGGCGCGGCAACAGGAAACCTACATTGCTACCGAAAAAATGATATTACCGCCATGGTTAGGAGGTATCGCGTCTTGAATGTAAAAAATCAGTGCATAGGTAAAAATTTTGCCATGTATAACGGGGATTGCGTGGAGGTGCTGAAAGGCATCCCTGACAACTCTATCCACGGCATGGGATTTTCCCCGCCGTTTGCCAGCCTGTACACATACTCTGCGTCAGAGCGGGACATGGGTAACGCCCGCACAAACGACGAGTTTATGCAAAACTTTAAATTTGCGGTATCAGAGCTATTCAGGGCGCTGATGCCGGGTCGGATATTATGGTGTCACTGCATGGATACTCCGGCTATGAAAGAGCGCGACGGGTTTATTGGGCTGCGGGATTTCCCCGGGGAGCTGATTCGGCTGTTTGAAAATGCTGGATTTATTTATCACTCCCGCGTGACAATCTGGAAAGACCCGCTCACGGAGGCGACCAGAACCAAGGCTCTCGGCCTGATGCACAAGCAGATCGTAAAAGACTCCTCCATGTGCCGGCAGGGCTTGCCTGATTATCTGATTGTCATGCGCAAGCCGGGAGATAACCCGGAGCCGGTAGCACACGAAAACGGCTTTGAAGCGTATATCGGAGAGGATAAGCCGGCTGGAAAAACAGTGTTTTCGCACGAAGTATGGCGGCGATATGCGTCGCCCGTGTGGATGGATATTCGGCAATCGCGCACGCTCAACCGAGAACCGGCACGGGAAGAAAAGGACGAAAAGCACATATGCCCATTGCAGCTTGATGTGATTGATCGGGCGCTGGAGCTGTGGACAAACCCCGGAGATACATTTTTGTCGCCTTTTGCTGGTATCGGCTCGGAGGTTAGAGAAGCCGTAAGCATGGGAAGAAAAGCAATCGGGGTTGAGCTGAAAGGAAGCTATTACAATCAGGCAGTGCTGAATTGCAAGCAGGCGGAACTGGAATGCGAACAGCCGTCATTATTTGAGGGTGCGTGATGAAAAATATCCAGCACGCAAATAAGCAACAGACCGCATACCGCGCCAATCGCAAGGCGCTAAACAATTTTGGCAAGCAAAAAGATCGAAGCAAAGCAGGAAAGCGCAAGAAAAATAAATAAGTCATAGGTACCGGTTTAAAGGCGCGCCGCCTCCATGACGATGGAGGGACTATGACACCGCCGATTTGCGGGAAGGAGAATAATGATTGATAAATTAAAAACTAGAAAGCTATGGGAAGCCGTAACAGAACTTGAAGATATGGCGCTACATCCGAGCGTGAAAAAACGATTATCAGCTGAAACGCTGGCGATTGCTATCACTGCCATCAATGAGAAAGCGGAACGTAACCGCCGCCCCGCCCCGGAAAACAAGCCGCTGACGTGTGAAGAATGCGCATATGAGCCGTACGCTCCATCAGAGGTACATTGCATCGGATGTGCTCGTATGTATGGAGATCACTACGCCCGCAAGCCGGAGGTGGGTTGATATGAGCATGTCATTTGCCGCAATTATTTTAGTCGGCGCAATATATGGATTTGTGCTATGGGTACGCGACATAGTTAGCCTCGCACTTAAAATAGGCAAAGGGGAGGGAAAACGAAATGGACGCTAAATATCTCGCAGAGATCAAGGCACGGGAGCATGTGGCAACGCCTGGGCCGTGGGAAGAAAAAACGAATCGTCACCCGCAATGCAATGGAGAACCTTGGGGATGGATTTCGGGGGCAGCCGGGAATATTACGTGGTCTGGATATGTTGGGAAGACAAATGCCGACTTTATCGCCCACGCCCGCACCGATATCCCCGCCCTGATTTCAGAGGTGGAACGGCTTAATGTGATTGCAGAGCAACGCTATCAACTTTATGACGGTGCTCTTACTACAATCGCCACGCTGGAAAAGGCGCTGGAGCTGGCGTGTGAGGAAATTTCTGACTATGCTCTTCCGTCTGGCACGGGAAGGATGAAATCAGTCTTGATAACGGCGAGAATTGAAAAATTTATGAATCATGCAAAACGGGTGCAGGAACAGGAGGAAAGGATGATACACCATGAATAACCTACTCCAAACCCTCCAAACCACCTACCAGCAAAACCCCGCCGCTGCCATCTCTCTGCTGCCTGATTTATTTCAGGCGGTGGAGGATGGGCGAGTGATTGAGATGCCTGTAAAAATTGGGGATATGGTCTATGAGCCATATCCAGAAGGCATAGACGTTAGCGCTGTTTTTGATATTACGGTGTGCGTGTGCAGTGAAAACGGAGTGTTTGGATTGGATGACATCGGAAAAATCGTATTTCTCACCCGCGCCGCCGCCGAGCAGGCACTAAAGGAGCGTGACACATGAAAATAGCTTGTGATAAATGCCGCAGAGTTGAGGATATCGACTGTCTAAAAGACTGGCTTAAAGTACGCACGAATTATTCAGAGTTTTGGCTTTGCCCTCATTGCGCAGATGGTTTTTGGATGGCGGTCGATAGTGAGTTGCCTCCTGTTGTAAAGGATGGTGACACATGATTCTCTCCGGACAAGAAATCTACAAGTACCTCGGCTCCGGTATCATCATAGAGCCATTTAAGCCGTCAAGGCTCAACCCCAACAGCTACAACCTTACCTTGCACAATGAGCTGATGGTTTACGATGATGCGGTGCTTGACATGCGCAAGCCTAACAAAGCCAGCATAATCACAATACCAGAGCATGGGTTATTACTACAGCCCGGCAAGCTGTACTTAGGGCGCACAGCAGAGTACACCAAGACAGACGGCTTTGTTCCCATGCTAGAGGGGCGGTCAAGTGTAGGCCGCCTTGGGATGTGCATACACGCAACGGCTGGATTCGGGGATGTGGGATTCGCGGGGTATTGGACGCTGGAAATATTCGTGGTGCAGCCGCTGATTATTTACCCCGGCGTGGAGATATGCCAGATTTATTACCACACGCTAGATGGTGATTACACCCCGTATCGCAGCGGGAAGTACCAGAACAATACGGGGATACAGGCAAGCATGATGTATCGAGACTTTGAAAGGAGTAAAAACAATGCGTGAATATTTGTTTCGTGGAAAGCGATTAGATAACGGTGAGTGGGTTGAGGGAAGTTTACTTACATGCACCAGAATAAATAAAGGCAAGGTATATATTTGCCCGGAAACCAACGTTTGCGAAGTTAACATGGAAGATGAAGGTAAAATAATCGATGTTGGTCTCAATTTTGGATGCTGGTATGAGGTAGACCCCGAAACCGTAGGGCAGTTTACCGGGCTGACGGATAAAAACGGCAGGAAGATTTTTGAGGGGGATGTCCTTAGTTGGGTGGATTGGAAAGGCATTAAAAGGTCATCGTGTGTCCAATACGATGCAGAATGGAACAGGTTTTGTGTTAGATTAAGCGGAGCAGAAAGCATTGGGGTTAACAGACACTTATCTAGCGATGTTGAAGTGATCGGAAACCGCTGGGATAATCCCGAACTGCTGGAGGGCGTATGAACATAGGAGATAAACAACGTGTCAGGCTGGAAAGCGGGATCACGCGCACCGGCACGGTAGTGTACATTCATCCACGAGGGTTTTACTACACGCTGGAATTTGAGTGCAAATTTGGTAAGTACCGGGAATATTTTCTGATGGGCCGGGAAGAAACCAAGCTTAAGAAGCGCACCGGCCAAGTACAGCTTGCTTTTACGCCCGAACAGGATATGCAGATATTAAGAGCAAAAGGTATCAAGGGCCTCAAAAAAATAGCAAGAAAGATGGGAAAAACCTACGATGCGATCTATCAGCATAAGCGGAGGCTGTTAAAGAAAGGGGCGGTAGCTTGACAAATAAGGACATATTGGAGCAGTACACGGCAGTCTTAGCCGAGTGCAGAACGCTGGAAAAAGAACTCTCTGGATTGCGAGATAAGGGCCTGGAATACGTTACCGATGCTGTAAGCGGTTGCCCGGATTATCCTCCATATGGGGTGCGCTCTGTGCAGATTGGAGGGATAGCGCAACAGCCATCAGTAAAGAAACGGATTCAACAACTGGAAGCCCAGATCGAAAAGCAATACAAACGGGCGCTGTTCTGGCGAAATAAAGCGGAGGAAATCCTTGCAACCGTTGAAAGCGCTACCATGAGAATGATCCTGCGTTATAAGTGCATCGATGGGTTAGAGTGGCCGGAGATAGCGGCAAAGATGGGGCCGAAATACACCGTCGGAAGTCTAAAAATGCAGTACAAAAGATTTTTAGAAAAACTTTGAAAATGTTACCAATGTTACTCTATGATGTGGTACTATTTACTTATAGGAGTATAACTACACAACATATTGCGTTTTAGGTTCATCTAAGTATTGCTTGGTTCTCCTTTCTTTAGCGCTCCGTGGTATTACATCTCGGGGCGCATATATGCGATAGCCATGACGGCGAAATGAAGCGTTGGTACTAGTGCAACAGCGCAGAGTAAATCAGGCTCACTACCTGATTATCGCACCACAACGCAAATCACTTGCGTAGAATTACTGGCAGCCGGGAAAGGCCGGCATACATACCAGCCGCAACCTCAAGAGAGATTGCAACGGCGCATGAGCCGAGGTTGGTACAAAACAGTCTCCGGCACGCCTCTCAATGATGCGGACCACGCCGGGGCAAACAAAATCAAGCGCTTGCATTAGGGTGGGCGCATACATATTGACAACAGGTTATGCGCGGATGATAATGAAAAAAAAGGAGGTGCCGTATGAACTATGAAGAGATTCTGACGAAGCAATACCGAGATTCAGAAGAGATAATCGACGAAAGCTTAACAGAAGAAGCACTTTGTTCGGCCGAGGGTTTATTTGACAATATGGTTAAAGATCCAAAATTGCATGATGAACTAATGCACCACAATAGGATAATGGCATATCTTTATTTAGCTTTAAAGGCAGAGCAAAGAAAAAATAGGGAATAACTCAAGCACCTAGCTTAATTGCCGGGTGCTTTTCTTATACCCATAAGGAGTTGACAATATGGCAAACAAACATAATCGCTGCTATGCAAGAGATATGCAGAGGTATCATAGGTACAACTGGCACAAAACAGCTCGGTTTGCTGCGTGGGCGGCTATCCTGTTTGTAGTGCTGTGCGCTGTTTGCGTAGTGAGGTAGCATCATGCTGTGTGATCGATGCGTAAACAGCAATCTCATAAAGACAGGTATACCGTCCTGCTTCCTGCCACATTGCAGCAAAGATATAGACGTACTGCTTGCACGGGCCAAGGAGCTTTCGGGTACAAATGATAGGGGCGCAGAGTGGCGGATGATTGTGCAGGAGATAAGGAGGCGGAACGGTGGCTGAGCAAAAGATTTATAGCGCATTTGACACTTGTGTTTGCATGGAGAACGATGATGTACGCACAGGGTCTTTGGGAAAAGTTTAAGGACAAATGACAGAGCGATATATCCGCCAGCTGATAGCCACAGGCCGCATCCATGAGTTTTATGTGTCGTCACAATGGCGCAAGCTTCGACGGGAAGTGCTGGCGGAAGATCATAATGAGTGTGTGATATGTAAGAGCAATGGAAAGTATACACGCGCTAATCATGTGCATCATGTAAACTATGTGAGGCTACATCCAGAGCTGGCGTTGAGTAAAACATATGTAGATGGCAAAGGGCAGGTTAAGCGAAACCTTATCAGTGTTTGCCACAACTGCCATGAGACGGTGTGCCATCCTGAGAGATTGAGAAAAGCAAAGCCTGAACCCTGGGCAGAAGATTGGAGTTGACAATATGAGTGGAACAATTGTAGATGCAAAAGGCAACTGTGCTCTGGTTGATTATCAGGATTTTGAAAGGCTGTCTCGTTATAAATGGACAATGATGCCTAACGGCTACTTTACTGCACACATCAACGGCAAGTCTGTATTTCTGCACCGTGCGGTTATGAATGCTCAAACCGGATATGAAGTAGACCATATAAACCATGACAAGTCTGATTGCAGGCGTTTAAACCTTAGGGTGTGTACAAGGTTTGAGAACGCAAGGAACAGACCAAGGCAATCAAATAACAGCAGTGGGTACAAAGGCGTGAGTTGGCATAAGAAAAGCGGAATGTGGAGAGCGAGAATTAAGTCGCAGGGTAAGATGATTGAGTTGGGATATTATCATTCAGCGCAAGAGGCATATCGACAATATTGTGAGGCGGCAAAACAAATTCACGGTGAGTATGCTTGTGTTGTGTGATGCCCCCCCACCAAAATAAACGTAAATTAATTTTTGAGCTGTAACTCGGTGGGTTCAAGACAAATGATATTTGCCTCGCACACATAACGGAGGGGGGTGGTGAAAGTGGTTAGTGTGGAAACACAAGAATATCTCAACTCAGACCTTTACACAGAAATCAAAACCGATCTGCTTGATCAGCTCGACCGCAACGGCACAACGGGCAAATATTACGTTGATCTGGTATCTGATTACATGGATTTATGGATTACAAAATGTCTGCTGGTGGAGGATATCCAAGAGCGCGGTGTCAGCGTAGAGTATGATAACGGCGGTGGCCAGAAAGGCCGAAAGAAAAACGATAGCGTTGAGCAACGGATCAAGGTGAACGCCCAAATGCTGAAACTGCTGTCTGAATTGGGAATCAAGCCAACGCAGACGGGCGGTGATGGAGATGACGAAATGTAAGTACATAGATGACTATATGCAGGGAATACGCTCAGGCGAAATCAAAGCATCTAAGCGACTGCATAAGGCTATGGATTACATTGACCGTAAATTGTCCCCTCCTGCCGATGTGCGGATTGACACTGATAAAACCGAAAAAGCGATTGAACTCATTGAACGCTACTTTGAAATGACGCTCCTGCCATGGGAGCGTTTTATTATTGCCTTAGTGCATTGCTACTACCGGCAGAATGACACAGTGGTATTTGATGAGTTTTTTATCATGATGGGCCGTGGCAACGGCAAGAATGGTTTTATCTCCGGCCTTGCATGGTATCTCACCACGAAGTATCACGGCATCAAAGGCTATAACGTAGATATTATCGCAAACAGCGAGGATCAGGCCGAAACCTCGTTTAACGACATCTACACGATGTTGGAGGATACGTGGGCCAAGTCTAAGAAGTTTTTTTACAAGTCAAAAGAGATTATCCGAAATTTGAATACCCGGTCGTATATCAAATACAACACGTCCAATGCTCGCACAAAAGACGGCAAGCGTTCGGCGTGTTTGATTTTTGACGAAGAACACGAATACGAAAACTCCAAAACAATCGGAGTTTTCCAGTCTGGTTTTGGCAAGCGCAAGCATAGCCGAATTTTTAAGATAACCACTAACGGATATGTGCGTGATGGTGTGCTCGATGATGATTTACGGCTGTCTGATGATGTGCTTGATGGGATAATACCCAACAGCGGCCTCTGCCCTTTGATTTATGAAATGAACTCGTTTGAGGAATGCGACGATCCTGATTTGTGGGAACAGGCTTGCCCCTCTATCAATTACTTTCCAGAGCTTAAAAAGCAGATGGATAAGGAGTTTATAGAAAAGGCTTATAAAAATCAGGTGCGGTTGGATTTTTACACCAAGCGTATGAATCTCCCCATGAGCGGTGAAGAAACGCCGGTCACCGATGAAGAAAATGTACAGGCTACCAATAAGCCTATACCTGATTTGAC